ATACCTTCTTGGCTTATAAGGTAGCATATTTCAATAAGATATATGATATGTGTGAGAAGGTGGGTATGGATTATAAGAATGTGGTAGAGGGTGTGACTGCTGATAGTAGAATCGGTACATCACATACTAGAGTACCTGGTATAGATGGTGACAGGGGTTTTGGTGGAACTTGTTTCCCTAAGGACATCAATTCGTTGATTGTCCAATTGGAAAAAGAGGACATCAATGCTGATATGTTCAGAGAGATCTGGAAGTATAACCAAGAGATCCGTACTGTTATTGATTGGACGGTAACATGAAACTAGAATTTTATGAAGGTAGGAAAGTATTAATCACAGGACATAAGGGTTTCATAGGAAGCCACTTGTGGAGTTTTATTCAAGAGTCTAACTGTTATGGTGAGTGGCAGAATGAAAGATGGGATCTTTATGGTTTGGATTTTCCTGATGACATAGGATTTTTTAAACCAAAAGAGAAGTATGATTATGTCATTCATCTTGCTGCCTTTGCTGCTCTTAGAGAAAGTTTTGAAGATCCTGATAGATTCTGGGAAAATAATGTAGAGAAGTCTAAACCTATCTTTGATTATTGTGGAGAGAATGATGTAAGGTTACTTTATGCTAGTTCTGCTGGTGCTCATGGATGGTCTCAAAACCCTTATGCTATTACCAAAAAGGTAAATGAATTACAAGCACCACCTAATAGTGTGGGCATGAGATTCTTTAATGTATGGGCAGAGGAGAATAGTAGACCTGACATGCTATACAGGATGCTTCAAGAGAATACTGCCAAGTACATTACTAGACACTATAGAGATTATATCCATGTTAGGGATGTGGCAACGGCCATATGTTTACTGATGGACTCTAATTTCAGAGGACACCTTGATGTTGGATATGGAGAAGCAATTCCTGTCATGGACATAGCAAAAGCAATGGGACGGGATCTGCCTATCAAAGAGGACACACCAGGTGAACCAGACAGTTTATGTGCTGACACAAGGGCGTTGCGTCAATTGGGATGGTATCCTACAATAAATATTATGGATCATCTTAAGAACAATGACCCCAAATTGGCAACATCATTCTAAGAAGGAGAAGAAACGTACTCTAAAACCACAGGCTCTACGTGCTGCAAGGAAAAGGCGTGGACAGTTGATAAAGCGTCTACAGACCGCCCACAAAGGGCGGTTTTCTAGTATGATAGGTACATCAAACGAAAAGACACATGGCAGTCAAACAGGAAATCAAATCACAACTTGCCAAACTTCTTGCTACTGAGGACATCATAGTAGAGCACAAGCAATGCGAAACTGCACAGTTCAATGTTCAGACTCGTGTGTTAACTCTTCCTCTTTGGGAGAAGGCTAGTAATGATGTATATGATATGTTGGTTGGTCATGAGGTAGGACATGCACTCTATACTCCTAATGAGTGGGGATGGGAGGACAAGATTCCTCAACAGTTTGTAAACGTAGTGGAAGATGCTCGTATTGAAAAATTAATGAAGCGTAGGTATCTTGGTATTGCCAAATCTTTCTATAGGGGTTATAGTGAATTACATGATAAAGATTTCTTTGAAGTAGCAGATGAAGATCTTAGTGCTTTTAATCTTGCTGATCGTGCTAATCTATATTTCAAGATTGGTTCGTTCCTTCCTATATCTTTTTCAGATGTTGAAAAGGAGATTATCACTTTAATACAAAATGCCGAGACCTTTACTGACACCATCGCAGCAGCAGAAACGCTATATAATTTCTGCAAGCAGGAACTCCAGAAACAAGAACAAAGCCAAGAAGGTGATCAAGAAGATCCTTTCCAGCAACAGTCTCCAAGTGATAGTTCAGGCACTGGGGCTGCTGACACTGATAGCACTGATAATCTTGGCTCTTCCGTTTCTGACTCTGATAGCGATGCTGATGTGGAAGGTGGGAGTAGTAGTCCTAATACTGGTTTTGGGAATAGCGATAGCAATGATGAACCCACTGTAGAAACTGCTGAATCATTAGCAGGTTCTATCATGGATCTTGTCAATCATAATGGAATTGAAAATGTTTATGTTGAAGCACCTGATGTAAATATTGAGAACGTGATTGCTTCTAATAAAGAAATTCATGAAGATATTGATAATCACTTTGCACAGGAGCAAGTTCATTATAGTGGTCGCAAAGAAAAGTATGAATTTCTTCAAGATGATTTGTTTGAAAATGTAGATGCAGAATATAATAAATTTAAGAGTGAAGCAAAAAAAGAAGTTTCATATCTGGTAAAAGAGTTTGAGTGTAAGAAAGCAGCAGATAGTTATGCTCGTGCTGCTACAAGTCGCACTGGAGTTTTAGATACAACAAAACTTCAAACCTATAAGTTCAATGAGGATTTATTTAAGAAGGTAAGTATTCTTCCTGATGGTAAGAATCATGGTCTAATATTCATTCTAGACTGGAGTGGTTCTATGGCTCATGTGATGGGTGATACTCTGAAACAACTTTACAATCTAATGTGGTTTTGTCGTAAAGTTTCTATTCCTTTTGAGGTTTATGCTTTTAGTCAAGAGTGGAAAAGGGCTAAGATGGATTATAATACAGGGCAGTGGAATCACATAGAATCACAACCAGTCTATGAAGAAAAGGAGTATGTTTTTCAAATAGATCATAACTTTGCTTTGATGAATTTATTCACAAGTAAAGTGAATGCAAAAACTCTAGAGCATCAAATGATAAACATTTGGAGGATTGCTTGTTCTTTTGATAGGAATATAAGATGTTACTATCAGTATCCACATAGGTTATGTTTATCAGGTACACCTTTAAATGAGTCTTTGATTTGTTTACATAAGATTCTTCCTCAGTTTCAAAAGGAGAACAAATTACAAAAAGTTCAGTGTATCGTATTGACTGATGGAGAAGCTGCTCAACTTCCTTATCATAAAGAAGTAGAACGTCATTGGGAAGATCAACCTTATCTTGGAACTAGGAATATAAATCCAAATCATGTTTTCTTTCGTGATCGTAAAATTGGAAAGACATATCCAATTGGGTATAGTTATCATGAATTTACTGATATGTTAGTTCAGAATCTTAAAGATCATTTTCCAAATACTAATTTCATTGGTATTCGTGTCATGGAAAGTCGGGATGCAAGTTACTTTATTAAGAGGTATTATAATGAGTGGAAAGAACCAGAGGCTTATGGTAAAATCATGAGTGAGTGGAGGAAGAAAAAGACATTTACTATTAAGACATCTGCTTATGACGCATACTTTGGTTTATCTGCGTCTGCTCTAGCAAATGATTCTGAATTTGATGTTGATGATTCCGCAACAAAAGCCCAGATTAAACGTGCTTTTGTAAAGTCCCTTAAAACCAAGAAACTAAATAAGAAAGTTCTTGGTGAATTCATAGACCTCGTAGTATGATGACTGAAAAAATTGATACACAAGGCATGTCATTGCCAGTGCCAGAAGGTTACACACCCTCTGGTATTAAACCTCACAAACCTATGGAAGTGAAACAAATTCCTATTTTAGAATCTCAATTGAGGCAAGAGATAAAAGATCTTATTAATGAAGTTCTTGATGAGAGAGAACTTGCCAAACATCCCAATTATTCACCATATAGATTAGACGAGTTACAAGAATGAGACTAGGAATTATGTGTTCTGGCAACGGAACCAACTTCGAGAACATAGTTACAAATCCCATATGTAATAAACATGAAGTAGTGTTGATGATACATAACACTAAACAATGTGGTGCTGTTGCAAGGGCAGCCAAATTTGGAATACCTCATATACGGATACCGCATAAAGATGAAAATAAAATGATAGAACTCTTTAGAGCATGGAAAGTAGATCTTATTATCCTTGCTGGATATATGAGAGTGATTAAAAATCCTGATGCCTTCCCTGCTCCTATGATAAATGTTCATCCTTCATTACTTCCAAAGTATAAAGGACTGAATGCGGTTGAACAGGCAATGGACAATGGAGATAGTGTCACAGGATGTACGGTGCATTACGTGACAGAGGAGTTGGATGGTGGTACAATAATAGCACAACAGGAAGTTCCTATTCTTCCCGATGATACTGTTGAATCTTTGACCAAGGCCATACAACGTATGGAGTATGGTCTCTTACCTTCTGTTATTAACTCATGGCAATTAACGACGACATCAAAATCACTATCAACCTCAATGAGTTGGTAGAAGCAAGGGCAAAACTCTTGACTCAGTATGAAGATTACTCGAAAGCAGTAGCAACTGGTGAGTATCTTGATGGTGAAGATATTGATAGGATCGCAGTTAAACTGAGAGAGACTATCACGTGGGATGCACTTTGGTTTATGGTAGATGGTGCTATCCTAGATTACATGGGTTTAAAAGATCCAAACAAAGCTCACTATGGTGAGACGGCTGGTAATGAACCTGCTGCTACCTATGAGAAAAACAGGCAACAGTTTAAAATTGTTAAGTTAGAATCACCCTCATGGACAATTGACGTGCCAGTGAGGAAAAAATAAAGCAATTCTTAAATGAGTAAATAATCACATGAGCGTAATCATTTACCAAGATCACATACAGATTTTAGAAGAAGAGAATGCAGAACTTCAAAAAGAAGTTATGCTCCTTCGGAGAAGGTTAAGATATTATAGAGCGATTGTAGAACTAGACCACGAAGAAAACTAAATATAAAAAAGAGTTACTGATAATGAAAACCTTCAGAGAATTTCTTAATGAAAGCAGCCTGAGTAGAATCAAAAGTAAATCTGATAAAGGTGGTCTTGCTACCATGTCAGCATCCAGAGCAGATAAATCTGCAAAAGAAAATCGTGCAAGAGCAAAACAATTAGATCGTGATATAAAAGGTAAGGGATTGCCTGGTGCTACTAAGGTAACTGGTTCATATGTAGAGAAGGGTGATGATGGTAAGGAGAAGAGAGTAAAGGAAAGAAGTCACGTTGTCACTGCTGGTAAGAAAGGTAAAAGAGCATTCAAGAAAGCAGTTAAGTCACTAGGTAAGAAGTATGGGCAGGATTCAGTATTGACACAAACGAAAAAAACTGGTACACTATCAGCAACACGTAAAGGTGGTCTAGGTACAAAACCAAAGAATAAGAGACCTGCAGGATCAACTAAGAGAGTTGGTTTAGGTAAATTTAAACCTCAAGGTAAAAACCCAGAGGGTCAATCACAAATCAAAGGAAAGACTTTTACTTATGGATAAAAAACCTTATGATGATTCTAATTGGAGAGAAGAGTACAAAAGTTACACAAGTGACAAAAGACATCTTGAACTCCTAGAAAATGGGCCTAAACAACTATCACAAGCATGGGTGTTAGGGGCATTGTATAATAAATGGAAAAAAATTAAAGGTTATGATAAATTTGATCCTAAAGAAAATGAAGGTCAGTTGCAATCTAGTATGAAAGAGTTTTTTGCTAGAACAAAAGACCAAGGTATATGACAATCCACAAAGTGTCTGATGGGAGTTAAAAACTCCCATTTTTCGTTTATAATAGGTTCAACAAAACGAACCAACCATGTTTGAAATTAAAATGACTGCAGACGAAATCATTGAAGGCTTGAGAAACACATATGGTAAAGAGTTCACTGCTCCTGATGTTCGTGGATTCTGTGCTGCTAATGACATTGCTTATCAGACTGTTACCAAAAAGATCAAACAGTTTAGTGTTGGTCGGGGGAAGTGGAATCTAGAAGTTACCACTAAGGCAGTTGAGAATATTGAAAAGTCTTTCAGTGCTCCTTCTGTGCAACCTGTAGTTGAGCAGAATCTTGTACCAGTAAAGGATGATACATTTGTTAAGTTTGGTTCTTTTAACGATGTAAGGAATATACTTAAGTCTAGGCAGTTCTATCCTACATTTGTTACTGGACTCTCTGGTAATGGTAAAACATTTGGTGTAGAACAGGCATGTGCTCAACTAAATAGGGAGTTGATAAGAGTTAATATTACAATTGAAACCGACGAAGATGATCTTATTGGTGGGTTTCGTCTTATTGATGGCAATACTGTTTGGCATAACGGACCCGTCGTGGAAGCTCTTGAGAGGGGAGCTGTGTTGCTTCTAGATGAAGTTGATCTTGCATCCAATAAGATCTTATGTTTACAACCTATCCTTGAAGGTAAGGGTATCTTCCTTAAGAAGATTGGTAGGTTCGTACAACCAGCAGCAGGATTCAACGTCATTGCTACTGCAAACACAAAGGGTAAAGGATCCGACGATGGTAGGTTCATTGGTACTAATGTACTGAATGAAGCATTCCTTGAGAGGTTCCCTGTAACCTTTGAGCAAGACTATCCTGCACCATCTATAGAGAAGAAGATTCTTGGTGGAGTGGCTGCTAATCTTGGCATCACTGACACTGACTTCATTGCACGTCTCGTAGATTGGGGTGACATCATCCGTAAAACATTCTATGATGGTGGTATCGAAGAGATCATTAGCACTCGTCGTTTGGTTCACATCGTTCGTGCATACAGTATCTTTAATGATAAGATGAAGTCTATTCAAGTCTGTGTGAATCGTTTTGATGATGAGACTAAGCAATCATTTATCGAACTTTACGACAAGGTAGATGCTGATGTAGAATTACCTCAAGAGGAAGTTTAGTGACCATCTGGCAAGATTATATCAGCACCTATCGTTCCATGTTGCCCTGTAAGATTGAAAACTTATGGGCATCATGGCAAGCGAAGGGAACTTCCTTAAATGCGATAGATCATTCACATCCTTACTTACTTAAGTCTAGGCAGGTGGATATCTCTGATGGTAAGAATGTTGACATTTTTAATTGCATAGCCTATCCCAAGACAGGAAGTAATCTTCCTTGTTTTGGAATGGACTTGATGAAGTTTTCTGAAAAGAAAATCATTATAGTATTCGACTTCCAACATCCAACTGAAAACTATTTGTTTTCTGTGGATGACTTACCTAAACATGAAGGTGATTATCGGTTCTTTGAGCCAGGAAATCACTTCTCAGAAAATATCTACATTAGATATTGTACTCCGTCAGAAGTTAATGATCATTTAGATATGTTTATTAAATACTTGACTAAGTACAAAAATATGTTAGAATTAGAAAAACCGTCTGGAAATGACATTAGTGTTTACAAAGACTTTGATGCTTATATGACTAAACTTGATCCAGTGGGAGGATTTCTTGCTGGTAAGTTTGGAAAAGAAAAAGCAGATAGTCTTGTAAATGACTTCTTATTCTGCTATGATTAATGC